CGTTCCACGATGGTGTCCAATGCTGATTGTCCCAACCAGATGGGCGCACCCGGCCAGCCGTGCAAGTCGATGTACAGCAGGTCATGCCCTTCCAGCCTGGTCGCATCAAACGTGGTGCTAGTCAGTGGCGGGGAGGTGACCGGAGTCACCCCCGCCGCCTTCCGAGTTGCGCCTGCGAATGCCTCGGCGCAGTATGCAAAGATTTTCAGATATGCCTCCTAGTTGTCGCTGAACGAAACGCCAACCCAATCCGCGCCATTCCAGAGCAGGGTGAGTTGGTCATTATTGCCACCCGTCAGGGTGATGTCGCCTGACAGTATCGTATTGCCCCCATCGTCGATCACGATGTCCTGCGCGTCCTCGTTACACAGGATCAGTATAGCCCCTGCCACTGGCCCATCGGCGATGGCAGTCGAGGTAGAGGTAGTGATGCTGCCGGTGGTCGAGTTGGTGATAGGCTGGTATGAGGCCGTGGGTGTGATGGTGCCGCCCGCACCCAGGTCGATCACCACGCCTTCTTCAAGGGCAGTGAACCCCCCAATCACCCAGGCTGTATCAGTGGTGTTGTCTAACGTCTCGCCACTGTCTCCCACGATGTCCGCGCCAGTGAAGTCGGCAGCGCTCATGTCGATGCCGTAAACCATATCGCTGGCACCGCTGGTCATTTCCACACCCACGTCCATTTTCGCCGTAGCGTTGCTGGCATGACTGTTCAAGAACAGCCCCGCGTCCATATCTGAGGACGACTGCACCTGGACACCATAGTCAACGTACGTGCCGTTATGGGTGATTAGGACCAGACCGTTGGTTTGCGCGTCCATATTCACGTTGGCTGTCGGCCCCCACACGCCATAGATCAGGTTCAGGGAGGCCAGGCTTTCGCCAGCAACGATATCGCCTGATGTCCCACCGTGCATTGCAATTCCAAGCACCGAGATGTTGTCAGCGACCGTGTAGGTCTGCGTCTCATTGATGTTGATCAGGCCGTCAATGGCATGGAACTGGTTAAAATCCACCCCACCGGTTGCACCCCGCATATCCATCCGACCGCGCAGGGCATAGGCGTTCTGGACGTCGTAGATGGGGTTGGAACTCGCATAGATACCGTTACTGCCCTTAGTGGCATCCGCCGCGCTGTTGGTCCACTCAGCCAGAACCAAGTCCTCATACTGGCCGGTGGTTCCAGTCACACGGGTGATGTTCACCAAATCGTCGATGTCCACCGTGTCCAGATTCGTAGTCCCATCTACATCAAGCGCACCGGTCACCCCCAGATCACCACCGTAGGTTGAGGCAGTGCCGGATTGGATGTCCAGCGTGGAGCCGGATTGCATCTCGATCTCGCCGCCATCCTCGACTACCAGTTTGGCTCCGCCCTGCTCCACGTACACATCGGTGTTGTACGTGCCGCGAGGTATCACATCTTCCACCTGGCAGGCGACTGCTACCAATGCTACGAATAGCAATGCCGCCAGGACAGGAAGCCACTTGTTGTATCGCATGTTCATGTTATTCCTCCTGTACTTCAGATCATGGGGCGAGGCGCTTAGCCCCGCCCCCTACGATTGTCATCCGTGTTACCCGGCGACAACGACATTGGCACTCACATCAGCACCCTGGGTAACCGGCACGTGCCGGGGGTTCCAACCCAGGAAGGTGAGGCAAGCAAAGTCGTCACCAGCCGCCGCCCCGGAACAGTCCAGAGAGACGAAGCTATAGCCATTGGCGATGTCCAGCCGGGCCGTCTCGCACTCAATGATGAACGTGTAGTTATCATCACCGTCCGTCGGCGTCAGTGTGGCCCCAGACAGGTTCTTGGGCGTGGCGCTGGCCCCGGTCGCCTGCTGTACCTGGAATACGCACGCCGTTGTGGTCGTGCCCATCTCCACCAGGAACCCGAAGTTGGGGAAGTTGGATACGTCGATGAAAGACCCGCTGGCCGGATAGTTGGTACCGTCCACCATGCCAGTCATAAAGTTGTTGCATTTCTGGACCTTGACATTTTCTTCAAGGCTTCGCATGTTATTGCCTCCTATACCCTGTTATATTTCCAGTTGTGTTCTTGGTTACTCTGACGCCGCCACGTACTGAAGCTTGAATCTCCATGGCTCGGCACATTGCCCACCAAGCCTGCGTCGCATCACGTACTTGACGGTGTTGACTGTCGCGGTGCTGGAGTCCAGATACCGCTCGATGCTCATGCCGATGCGGTCTACGATATAGTACCCGGACAGATCCCCGAAGATGAGGGGGAATGCGCTGGATGCTATCGTAGGCAAGGCCTCCTGCTCGAGTACCAGGTTGCCCAGAAGCACTGATTCCTGGCCTACTGTGTTGCGCCCGAACTGGTCACGCCAGAGGTACTGACCGTTGCTGTCAAGCAACTTGCTGATGGCCTGATAGGTCGCCTTCTCCCCGATAAAGGCCGCGTTCTTGCGATACTGGCTATCGAGGGCGTATTGCAAGTCAATCAAGCCGTTGAAGGTCAGGGTGCTGGCAGCACCGCTAATCGCAGTGCCGAGGCTCAGGCCGTTGGCTGAGTTGGGCAGGATGCCCTGGGGCTTGCCAGCCCCGGTGCCGACCAGGAATTGGTTGTCCTCGTCAATAGCCGCTGCTTCTGCGAACTTGCGAGATACGTAATCCGGCAAGTTGAAAGCCGCGTCCTCGACCAAGTTCCGGCTCAGGGTTGCCACTGCCATCGCGGTGTGAACCGGGATGCCCTCCAACCCGAACGTCAGGTTGGTATCGGCCGCAGTGCTGGACGGAGTCTCTTCAACCCAGGTAACCCGCACCGCGCTGGTGTACTGAGCATCCCCACCGGTTGACTTGGGAATTTCAACCTTGTCCCGGCTGGTGGTGACGATGGTGGCCTTGGGGCGCACCACAGTATAGCCAACCATGCGCTCGATCATACGTGCCTGATAGTCCACCGGCACTGCATGGCCGCCGTACTGGTCCTCACCTTCAACCATCGTGGTTTTCAGGGCCGCAATGTCCCACCCATCAGTGATGGCCTTCTTGGCGTACTCCGGAGTGAAGATCACCTCACCCATCAGCGCCTTTTCGCTGCCGTTCAGAGCCTCGTCACCGTAGCGCAGATATTTCACGAACCCCTGCCACTGCGCCCATCGTTTCGCCTCGAAGTCCTCACCGTGCAAGTCAGTCAGCACAGCCTTGATGGCACTATCCGGCTCGCCGAAGCGAAGCGTGTGCAGCGCCTTGATGGCCGCGTCCTTGGCGGTCGGTTCGGTGCCCATCGGTGGATCGTCACTGTCAGTTGGCAGTTCTGGCCTGGTGACCTTGGTGGCCGCTTCGATGATGCTGGAAGCCGCCTTGATGCCGGCCGCCTGTTCCTGCAACCCCTTGGCCTCAGCCAGCAACCCAGTTGCTTTCTCGTTGTCCGGTTTCTCTTGGCTCAGCAAGGTCGTGGCTTCCTCGGCCTTGGCCTTTGCCTGCGCCATGAGTTCTTGGTATTTCATCCTATTGCCTCCTGTGTCACTCTATTGGTTCACTCAGAATCGTTGCCGCTTGTGCGAGTAGCCGTGCCGTGCCGAGTCCGGAGTCCCCCGACTCCCCTATGTCCTCATCGGGCAGGTTCAACTCGATATTTGCGGATTTATAGGTAGCCGCAATCTCTTCGATTGGGCGTAACCTGTACTGTGCCGGCATCGGGGTTAGTGTGTCCTCGATGACCGGGAATGATAGCAACTCGCCACTCTTGGCGCGCTTGATCAGGTGTGGTGCGCTGCCGGGTGAATAGAACAGCCGGTCTGCATTCAGTAGCGGTTCTACTATCGACCAGTAGCGGTTGCTCTTGTCAATCCAATCCTCAACCCAGAGGCCGGTATCATCAGCCTTGGTTTCCACTCGGCGCCCTATGGGTGCCAGGCCCACGGTGTCATCCAGCCCGTGGTGGAATAGCGTCGGTGCCGTCTTGTAATGATCCAGCCAGAGTTCGGTTTCCGGGGTGAAATAGTCGCCCTGTAGGTCCCTCTGCTTCGGCCCGCCCCACAGCAACAGATACCCACCGATGACCTGACCGCCGTCCTGTTCGCGGATGGCCTTGACTGCATAGCCGGTCAGGTCCGACGTCACCGCCTTGACAACCGGCTTGTATTCAACTTCAACTTCCGTCGGCTCGCCGAATTCAGGGCCATCGTCTGTCAACTGATACGGATATTGGAACAAACCCTCGGGCGCCTGCACGATCACATATTCGTCGAATACGCCACGTATATAGCGATCATCGATCTTCGTATCGTCGGCCTGGGCGGGCCTATGTTCGGCATACCAGGCTTCGCGTATCTTTTGCAGTTGTAGTTCCAGGTCAACCGCTTTGGTTCCGTCCTTATCCAATATCTCGGTCATATCACCCTCCACTGATTTCGTAGTAGCCCCCTCAAATGTGCCGTCCTGTTCCTTGCAGTGCGCCTTGGCTTCTGCCTTCGTCCAGTCCTCCGTCGGATACCTGAACGCCTGCGTGGTGGTATCTTCCTCGCCCTTCAAGTGCCCGATGATGATTGCCAGATTGTCCCTCTTGATACGCCGGAAACTGTCCTTCTCGAATTTCCCCGGCTGTCGTATTCTGCATGCATGTTCTTTTAGGTTAGGCATAATCCCCCCCAATTTGCATTATTCATTATGATATGGCATACTCCAAATTGTATTCATATAGGAGATTGCCATATGTCTTGGCCCCAAGGTAAACCATTCCCCCAATCAGTGCTTGATCAACGTCACACTAGCCGTGCTAATACACTATTAACAGAAGCCAAACTTGCACACCAAGGTGACCAATCTGTCTCCGAATTTGGTTCTATTCTTCATTGGGACAGTCTTTGTCTGCGCAGGTCCCAACCCGGAAAACGAAAGCGCCGGTTTCTTTCTGTTACCTGCGGTAAATGCAAGAAACATCGTTGGCTTTCTTATGATAATGTCTGTAAACAACTTCGGCGGCCATCGTTTACCGGACTTTGTTATAAGTGTTCCTCTCGTCTTACATGGCAGGAAAAACATCGAGATCGGCCATTGCAACGCAAAGTTAATTCTTCTGGATACATCAAGATCTTCCTTGGTCTCCATCATCCTCTTGCAGATAGCCGAGGTGAAATGTTCGAGCATCGTTTTATAGTGAGTCAGATTGTTGGACGCCCCTTGCATCGTTATGAACATGTTCACCACAAAAATGGTGATCGCGCTGATAATCGTCCAGAGAATCTTGAATTGTTACCGGCAGCAGAGCACAATAGCATCAAAGATTTAATGGCCCGCTTGAAATTACTTGAAACACTACTAATTAAACACAATATCCCAATCCCCTGATTGCTCGTTTGGGTATGGCATCTGTCACCTTCCTTTAGCCATTCATTCGCTCCAACAAAAAAACCGGGCTGCCCAGCATCTCTGCCAAACAGCCCGGTGTGTCTCCGTTTCACTCAGGCCCCCGCTGGTGTGGCGGGTAGCTCTTCGGTTGTGGTGTTATTGGATGTTAATCAGTGATGTCATCCTTCTCCACGCACCCCATCCAATGCCCCCCACAGTAATCGCCGTCGACCACGATTGCGATTTCCTTCCCAGAAGGAAACTTGAGGACCAGTATTCTTCCATAACTCTCCTTATCTGCCTCGTCCTCATAAGTGTCGGCCACAACCTCAATCCCACATTGACGTAGCTCCTCATAGAGTGTTTCTTTCGTCTTCTCCCAGCCTGGCATAGATATGTACCAGTCCGTACCGGCATCGTTTTTCTTCCATACTGATTCCCACCAAGGCTTCACCGCTTCAGTCATTTTACGTCCCCTTTCAGGACTTCAATTTTGCCACGCTCTGTGACAACCACCCGCATATCATGGTTGTCATATTTCAGCAACATGATCTCATAAGCCCCTTTCTTCAACTGGCTCAACCGGTATGCCAGCTTGATGATTGCCGCACTCAGGTTCGGTGGTGGCTCTGGTCGCTTCACTTCCCCATTGATACTCATTACGTGCCCCTCAGTGCCTTCTCAATGGCCCGGTTGAAATCTGCCACTATCACCTGTTCGTTGTCTTCCAGCACCTGCTCAATTGTTTCCCATCGCCCCTGGTGGATTTGTGCCTGCTGGCTCCCTTGCACAAACGGCGCGTATTCTGTGTCGTTGCCTATGGTGCCATCCACCCCGTCCGGCGAGGCTGTGACTTTTTTCTCCCACCGCCTGCCAAGGGTGCCTGTCCGTACATAAGGCACGGTGATTTCACCCCGGCGCAGGGCTGCGAAGAACCACCGGCGCTGCTTATCACTGACGAAGCCCTTGAAGCTGCCAGGCCCCGGCGGTTCGGGATAGTCAGTGATGTCATCGTGAATCAGTTCCACCGATCGCTGCATCGGCGGTCGCAGGGTGCCAATCGCTGTCACCCTGCCCAGCTTGCGTATCAATTCGTCGCCGCCCTTGATGTCAACTCGGATGGTTGTCATTGGGGTTTTCCGACCACTGAAGTCAAATAACAACGGCATGACGGGTGGCGTGGCGGGTTCATCGTCCCGTCAGAGAAGGGTTCGTTCAACGGCGCCTCTTCCCCGTGTAGCGGAGAACACAGAGGACAGACCCTATCATCCCCAACCGTTTTCCATTTCTTCTTCTCCACCACCCCACTCTGTCGCCAGGCTTCGGTATTGCCCTCAGCATAGGCCCGCGTTGTCTCTGTCGATGCAATCAGTTTAGCCCGCCGCTCCCCGAAGTATGGCTTCAGGCGCTTGCTCAGTGCCGGTAGTGGCTCGCCACTCTCCACCCATCGGCTGACTTCCTTCTGCAATACCCGCCGGTTGGTTTCATTCAGGCCCCGTACCAGGTCGAATGAATACTGATGCGCCCAATCCCGAGCGGCCTCGTTGACCAGCGCCCAATCGACGCCAATACCGACTGTATCCAGCTGCTCTGTTGCCGCCACAATCCCCAATGTGCTACCGCCTACCAGTATGTCTTCCAACGCTGCTCGCATTTCTGGTGTTTCCCCGAATTGCGTCACTATGTCACTCACTGATACCCCGGCCTCTATCCCACTCACCACTTCGTTAAACTGCCCATCCATCAATGCCATCAGTCGCCGCACCGCCGAACGTTCCAGCTTGAGTCGTCCCGCGAGGCTACCCAGTGTTTCATCAGGGATAGCCTTCCCAATCAGCGCCCCGAAACCCAGCCGCAAAGGCGGCTTTAACCTCCTCGTCTGTGGTGGCAGTCTCCAGTTGTGCCAGGATGCTGGCGTGTACCTCCACCGGGATGTGCTCGCTCTCAAAGTCGTACAGTGCCAACTCACCCCGTTTCAGTTTCCGCCGGGCCACCGACTCCCACCGTTTCAAGTCCGCCTTCATTTCGGCCCCATTGCCCTTGGCGGCAGACATAATCGGCATTGGCACACCACCGCCACCCTTGGCAAGTAACCCCACCAGCGTCTCGCCGGTGTACTCATCTTCCAGCGGCTGCATCCCCAAGTCACCCCTGGCCTCGTCAACTGTCTGTACCTGCCAGTAGGTCTTGCGCTCCTGGACCAGCATTTCCCGGTCAGTGATGCGAATGTCATCAAACCGGCCCCGCAGGTTATCAGCGTAATCCGGTATGAGGATCTGGGCTGTGATCTCATCGTGCATCAGGGTACATAACGGCCAGACGGCCTGCTCCATCAGCGTGGCCTTGGCAGCCTCACTGTTGGCCCTGGTCGCCTCTTTCGCCCAGAAGCCGGCCGGGACGCCGAATACCCGGTCAATCTCTTCCCGCGAGAACTCACGGCCAGCCAGGAATTCCAAATCCTTGTGCGTGATCGACATTGGCGTGACCGTCACGTCGCCGCCCCGGGCGATCATGAAGCGGCGTTGCTTCTTTACCAGCTCATCAAGTATCTCTCGCCTGGCCCGGTCGTAGTCCGGCCTGGACATGTCTGTTGGTAGGGTTATCAGCGTCCGCAATGTCACATCGTTGGTGAACGTGTCCCGGTTCCACCTGGCCGCCGCGATGTCGGTTTCCAATGCCATCCGATATGCGCTCAGTGGCGACAGCCCCCGATGGTACTCGAATGGGTTGGGCAGCCGGAAGAACACCACCTGCTCTGGCTCGAATACGATGGGATTGCGTCCGTGCTTTGGTGTGTACGCATACCCCTTGATGTACTCCTGTGGATCTGGCAGGGGCTTCATCCTGCCCGCTGGCACTGGCCACAACTCAGCCACCGCCCCTGTGTTATCGAACGCCTTGAGCCAGTACGCCTCGCCGTGGAGCAACAACCACCAGATGGTGTACTGCTTGAGCCAGACGCCCGACATGGCCTTATTGGGCCTGGCCATGAGCCGCTCAAAGTCATGATCGAGAACTTCGTCTTCCTCCTCACCCTCCCTCGTGTATACGCCCAACCTGGCATTGCCAACCTCATTGGCGATGGTTCGGATGTCGCTGTACACCCAGGACGATGTAATGGCCAACCGCTCGATCTGCCGCTGGTTGTAGCCTTCCCAGTGTACCTGCTCACCCACCGGCCCCTCACCGGCAAAGACCGGCGGTAGTGGATTGTTCTGCGCCTTCTGGTAACCCAGACGATCTAGTGCGCCCTGTAGCCAGTTGTCGTAAAATGGCATTATCTATCCCCACCCGAATTCCACGTCGTGCCCCTCGGTTATCAGTGTTGCTGCGTATCTGAGGGCGTCGAGTCTGTGGTATTTGCGCTTGTCCACAATCTCATCAGTCGCATTGCCCGAAGAGTCCACCTTCCGCCGATAGCCACCCAATTCATCACGCAGCCCCGATAATGTGCGGAAGGCCCGGAATTGATCCTGTTTCATCAATCCCATAACCCGGTCTATGCCGCTTTCGATGCCAGGGACCCGTGGTTCAACAACTGAAAGACCAGCGGCGCCCCAGTCCCGGCGTTCCTGCGACTCGCTCTTGGCGCCACCCACGAAATGGGTATTGTCGCCAATCTGGTATTCCTGAATTCCGTCCACATGCTCTTGAGTCGTCTTGCCACCTTCCAGGCTTTCTCGGTATGCGTACCAGATGCCACTGCCCGGATCTTCCGCCAGTGATAGCGTTGCTGTATTTGCCCCACCGAAATCAATGCCGACAACACATTCCCAATCATTCGGAATTGCGAACGGATCGACCAACATTTCATCAGTGAATGCATCATAGATAAGGCCAGCCGGTCTGGCGAATAGGCCCTGGTAAAACATCTGGAAACGCCAGTCCTGCATGGTGCGTTTCGCTCGATCAAACTCAGCCTGTGGAAATAGCGGATTGGCCGTGCTCTCAAATTGAATAATATCGATGTCAGGGTCGCCATCGGCCCAGGCGTCGTAGATCCCCGTCTTGAGCCAACCCAGATTATAGATTGTGGTTCCGGCAAATACCCGACCCTGGTGGAGCGACAGCCGCCGGAGAACCGCCTGCCAGTCATCCAGCGTGAACTCATCCTGGCCCACCTCATCCAGAATGGCCGCCTTGGCTGTGGCACTTTCCAGCCCGCCCTTGGTGGATGCTGACCGAAGAATGATGCGGGCCCACATGGGATCATCGGCCCGCTTGGCGTCGAAGTCGCCGGTCTTGAAGTTCTTGATCTCGATGACCCGCTCACCAGCCCAATACCTGCCAATGCCAAGGATGTGCTCAAAGACGGTTCGCATCTCTGGCAAGAATTTGAGTTTGAACAGATCATAGGATGATGTAACCGC